GGCACATTCTCCTCGAACATCGGCATATCGTTCGGCCACACGCTTTTCAGCGCGTGTACAATGTCGTTGCGTACAGGCATTGGCGTCAACTTCCCGGTTTTATCTGCGTAAGCTGGACCTGAAACAGCTGGCGCGCCGCATCGATCGGGACAGCGCTCTGGACTTGCCAGCGCACCGCATCACTCTCGATGACATCACCCGCCAGAACCTGAACATGTTGGCCAAGCACAAGACCATCAGCGATGATGCTGTCTACCGGAAGGTCCGGATGGGTGAATGGTTTGATTTCATTGATCAGCATGCTTGCATTACCATTCACGGTGCCGCTGATGCGTGCGTCTTGCCCATAGCGTTGCAGCAACGCCCCTATTCTTTTTGAAGATAAGGGAGTCATGCGCGCACCACCTTGGGTGCCACGCTGTCCTTCAAATAGGGCCACAGCAATGCCAGCACCCGCGATCGCCCGACCTGCGCCGGCTCATATTCCACCGCGACCGAGCCGATTCTTTCCCGGCGGACGCCACCTCTGATGCCAAGAAGCTGCTCAGCCGCCGCCTCGCTTTCGATCAAGGCAAGGGCAAGTTCAAAATAGGCCTGCTCAACGGGTGCGGGCAGGCCATTAATCTGACTGGCCGACATGCCGGCTATACCTTTTCTTGGCCAGGCGCGCATCTGACTGGCGCTTACCCGTTCACCGCGAAAACGAAAATAGCCGTCAAGCCATTCAGCGGCCCGGATCAATGCCCCGGAACGCTTGGAAACATTTGCCTCCACCCAGCCCACACGACTACGAATGACAAACCATTGATCCGCCTGCGCAATCGTTGCATAGGCGTTGACGCCTGTCTCCGGCTGGACAGAAGGATTTCTCATCTTTCAGTCTCCCTCAACGCAGCAAGACATTCAGAAATTGTCAGACAGGGCCGAGCGACAAAATTGCCCGGCGCAAGCTGCCAGTTGCGAAAGCGCTTTGCCCATTGTCTTTGATAGGTGCGCAGAGGCACAATCATGCGCTGTTCAGTGCGATTGTGACGCAACACCACCTTGGGTGAGGCCTGCAATGATACGGGCCTATCCATAGATTTTTACCGCCAGTTCAGGACGCAAAAGCGCCACTCCCCAGAGAACATCAAATTCCCAGACGGTCTGCTTGTATTGGCGGCTGACCTCCAGACGAAGCGACAGGCCTGTTTGCGGGTCGGTAACGCTCATGATATGGCCGCTTGCACCTGTCTCAAGGCCGCCATTTGTCAATGGCCGCATGGCAAGGGCAACGGCATCACGATGCATAACCAGCCCGACACGGAAATTGTTTTTGAAGGTGATTTTCGACCCTGATGACAGAGTTTCCGCCAATGGAACGTTGATGCTGATCCGGCTTTGACTGCTCCGACCCTGAACCGCCGTGACTTCGGTCACAACATAGAGCGGTGCATCCGTCGTTGTCTTCACCAGAACATCACCCGGTTGCAAGCTGGTGGCCGCAGCCTGAACAATCAGGCTTGTATCGCCCTTGGTGGCATTTGACTGCAACGTAACATCAGTCAGATCCGTATTGATGGCCGGCAAGAGGTCACTGGAATACCAATCGATTCCGAATTTGCGGCCAATTTCACCTTCCATCGGCACCGTGGTCGACCCGCTCTTTTCTGCGTCATAGAATTGCGGCAGGCCTAGTGCATTTGCCTCCATCTCATAATCGATTACGGCAAAGCGCCCGGCCTTCGGTGCTGCTGCCTTGTTCAGATGCTTGCGCGCCTCGATCGCGGCCCGGGCACCATGCCACACCCGGGCACCGCTTGATGGCTCGCTCTGAAATGGTGTCTGACCCGGACTGCCAATTGCGGCGGTGACACGAGAATGCAAATCCAGCACCGATTGATTGACCGCATTGGCAAGGGCATTGATCGCCTCGGCCATCTGCAAGGGCACAAAACTGGATTGCGCCTCAATTTGCAGCATTTCGCGGTCAGTAAGGTGAAAGGCTGCCCGCTTCCAGTTGTTTAACGGCACGGCGACCGAATGTGCGCTGGTGTCTGGCGGGGCCACCATTTGATGCGATGGCACGACATCGCTCGCTTCAACCGGCTGGCTGATCGGCACCTTGATGCTGTCGCCGCGTTGTGCGGCCTCGGCCGAAAGACTGCTGTTCACCAGACGCGGCAGAATGGCCGTCTCACGAAACTGCAAGATGCCTCGGCTGACAATCATTGGCATCAATTGTTCGAGTTGGTTGGACATGAAAATGACCTCCTTGTTGCTGGGGTGTGATGGGACAACGGGCCCGCATCGCAATAGATTTGAATGGCCTAGCCGACGAGCCGCATCAGGCCGCTTGCGAGTGCCTCAAGATTGCCGTTGATTGCGGTGGGGTCATTGGCATTGATCGTCGTGGTTTCGCTCTCCCCACCCCCGGCACCGGTGCCAATCCCACCAACGCCGGCGTTGCTGTTGGCGTCCTTGTCATCTACCGATTGTGTGACGGCCGCCGGATGCACTGGCACTGGCACCTTTTCCGGAGATGCGTGTGCGGGTGCCGGTGTTGCCGATGGTGCGTCTGGACTGTCGCTATCATCGCCAGTCTGTTGCGGTTCTGTGGTCAATGTATCTCTCCTGTCATAGTGTGTATGTCTGTCTCTCAGGGATCAGGGGGTCATCGGCATCTTGCTGCCAGTGCTTGCCGCGCCAAGAATGCCGCGACGCTCAATCTCACCAAGAAACGCGGCTTGACTGATTTCCCCTGCCAGCCTTGCGCGAAGCAACAAATCTGCCTCTGCAGCGGCTCCGTCACGGATCGGTGATTGCTGGTTCATCACCAGTGATCCCGCACTGCCATCCGGCAAATCCATCATATTGGCCATGATTTCCAGCGCGCCGCCCATGCCATCGCGAAGCACTTGAACAATCGCAGACAAGGTTGCATGGGTTTGCGCCGCATCGATCGCCCGCGCCGTAGCGGTGACGTCTCCTGGCTGGTGGCGCAGCATATCAAGTCCAAGAACAGCCATTCTGTCCTCAAGGTCGACAAGATCCTGCCGCCCGGCCGCAATTGCCGCACCGGAATGTTCAACAAACCGCAAATCAGCTGCCGGATCGTCCGCCGAAACCAGTCGATTCGGCCCGATTTCCATCTGTCCGTCCGCCACCTGCAGGGCACGGGCAAACAAAATTGGCACACGCGCGACATGCAGAATATGTCGTTGGTCACTCGATGATTGCCAGTGCGCAAGATTAAGCCAGGCAAGATCAATCAACGGTGGTCGCGCCTTCATAAAGCCTATCGGTGCGGTATTCATCGTTACCAGTGGCAAGGTGCCAAAATCATGTCGGCCTTCCGCAACAACACGCCATCCACCGCCAACAGCCGCACCGGCAACAAAATTCACCGGCTGCCACAAATCCCAGCCTGTGCGGTCAATTCGGCGAATACTTGGCACCTGTTCCTCACCAAATCTGCCAACCGGGCGCGTTTGCAGTTCCCGAATTCGAATTTCACTGAGGCCATCGGCATCGCGCCGCGCCCCGATCAACTGCGCCGCACGCACCACGACAAAATAGGGTCGGCCACCACGAGTGGGACGGTCGACCAGAATATGAGCAAGCCCGTCGGTCAATAATGCCTGTAGCAAATGCCCGGCAAGCGCACCGATGGTTGTGCCCTGACGGTCAATATCAGTCGCCAGACGTGCCATCTCATCGGCGCAGTCGACAAGCGTCACCGGCCGCTGGAACGGCCGTCCGGCAAGCGTTTGCACCGTGCGTGCAAATCCGTTGAAAAGCACCGTCCGGTTGAGACGTGCCCGCCATGCGGTCCAGCTCTCAGCCGCCTCACGCGGCAACCACCTTTGGCCGGCGCGCCGCATGGCGGTTGTTCCGCCCATAAGATCGGCGATGAGATCCAATTCTGCCGCCATGGCACGATTGGCCACACCGGGGACCGCGATTGACTCACTCATGCTCACCTCAAATTCCTCATTTGTCCTGAAATCCACACACAGTATGTGGGCCTGTCCGGGTTTGTGGGCACAAAGCCCGGTGGCAGTCGCGTTGCCGAGAGCAGTCAAAGCTGCAATTCGCTGATTTCTGTCTCCAGACCTGTCAAAAGCGCGTTGACTCCCCAGACCAATGCATCCAGCCGGTCTGGTGATGGTCTTTGCCGGACACCGGTAACACAGCTGCACATCTGGTCTTCCAACCGGTCGAATGAACCGGCGTGAAATACCTGTTGACGCGCATAGGCGGCGGCCACTGGTTCGGCCCGAATTGATTTTGCCCGCATCGCCCGCACTTCTCGCAGCGGTAGGGGCGTTCCTGCCTGCGCAAGCAATGTACGGATCAGATTTCCACCTTGATTGACCTCGGCGATAACCGCCTCTGCCCGCCATCTGGTAAAAGATTGTCTCACCGCCGCCGCCCATATGGCGGGAGCGCCGTCACAACTTGCGTCCTCAAGCACCCAAATCTGTCCGTCCCGGCATTTTCCAACAACGATAATGCCGGTTTCACCCGGGCCACCAAGCGCCGGATCAACCCCGATAAGCACCCGTAGCAAATCATGACGTTCCGGTGGAGGTCGGCGGCAGGTCGCAATCAGCGCCCGCGACCAGAGCGCACCGGGAACCTCATCAAGCAGAATGCCATCAAGTTCCTGACGTGCGATGGCCTGACCACCAAAACGTGCACGCATCGCGGCAACAAAATCAGGCGCAAGATTGGCCTGATTTTCCGCTGTGCTGCCTTGCACAAGTGCCGTATCCGGCGCCTTCGCCAGAGCTGCAAGCCATGATTTCGGGCGCGGCGTT